CCACTTAAGAAAGGTTACAAACCAGAAGAGCCAAAAAATAATCATCCAGCATCAAGAGTATTTACAGCAGAAAGGGGTTTTGAATAATGGATAAAAACGAAAGACTTACTTGCACACCATATACAAAACAAGATTATGAAATGGTGCAATTATTATCTGATTTATCAGGAAATACTTTGTCCTCTGTTGTAGGTCAGGCATTGCATGAATGGTTAAAGGATAATTTTATTGATCAAGTTAAAAGATATCAAGAAGTATCACACCTATTGAGAGAAAGATAATGCAAAAACTATTTGATGTTTCAGTTCTACAAATACTTAAAGATGGTATTAAAAAAGGCTACTGGAATTTAAAAGATTTAGATAAGCCACCCCCAGGATGGACAGAATGTATTAACAACACCAAAGGCAATAAAGCTTTTCCAAATGGTTATCAAGGTGTCGAATATCAAAACCTTGTTAGAGTTAAGATACCCAAACCAAAAAAGGAGAAAATAGAAATTATTGATCCTAAAGACCTTCCAACTTACGATTTCTAATGAGTTACAAAGAAATACAAAAAATGTATAAGACTTATGCTCTTTGGAATACTAAGTTTGGCGGTGCTTACAAGATATCTATTCCAAGATACAAAGGCACAAGCACCGATATTCCTTCACATATCCAGACTTATGAAGTTTGGACAAACCTTCCAAAAACCACATCAAAATGAAAACCTTCCAACTTTTAAAACCTCTTCCAATCAAGAGAGATGAAAACAGACACCAGTATGTAAATACAGAAACTAAACAATGGTTGTCTTATTCAACTACTCAAGTCTGTAGTGAACTGTCTGAAGAAGATAAAGAAAATATTGAGAAGTGGAGATCACAATGGCAGCCCAGGGGAGAGAAGTGCCATGAATGTCTAGCTGAACATATGTTGGGTAACGGCAAAATTGATCCCGATGAATATGGTGCATGGGTTGAACCATTACTTCAGCATGAACTGTTCACACATTTTGAACCGATGGCTATTGAACATATGATGTCAATACCTGATAAGTCAGTTGGAGGTCAACTTGATTTACTTGGCTATGATACCAAGACCAAGCAAATTAGATTGATTGATTTAAAAACAAAAAGCAGTTGTGATTACTTCATGCGAAAGAGAAAGAAAGATGGTTTGTTATATATCGAGGATCTTGATATGTATTGGAAAGAACCTTATTCAACTGATAAACAACTTGGTTGCTACGTTGAAATGTTGAAACTAAACTACGATTTAAGACCAGATGTATGTAATACAATTTGGGCATTTGAAGGTAGATGTATTATGAACATTGATCAACCTACAGAAAGATGTGAAGCTGCATGGCAGAAAGCATGGGAAAAGTTTGAATCAGAACAGGAGTTGTTCTAAATGAGATATATACTTGATGTTTCAGGACATGACCTGAAACTTATCAGAGCATCTATTGTAAATTTTCAAAGGACTTTGGAATTATCAGATCATGCTGAATTTGACAATATAATTGATGACCTTGATCATGTTTTTTTTAAGATATCAAAGATGAAAAAAGAACAATTAAATAATAAAATCAGAAGAAAATGGGGTAGTAAAAAATGAAATGTTTTTATCAGGAATTAGATCGAAGAAAAAAGTATTTGATCACAAAATTAAATGATGAAATTGCAACACTTGAATGGCAATGGTTTCAAAAAGAAATAAGTGATAAAGATTATGTGGTAGCGTTTGATGATATACAAAGACGTATTAGATCACTTGAAGGATGACTAATCCAAATAAAAGAAAAGGAGATAAAGCTGAAAGAGAAGCAGCAGAACTTTTAACAGAAGTTACTGGTTTTGAATGCAAAAGAAATCTTGCAGCAGGAATACCAGATGATGTTGGAGATATTTATGGAATACCTAATTGTGTAATACAGGTGGCAGATTACAAAGATAAGTCCAGAGCTTGTTTGGTAAAACCCAGGGAAGTGGAAACACAGAGAAAAAATGCAGGTGTAGACTTTGTTGCAAGCATGGTTAGGTTCAGAGGAGGTCAATGGAGAATGGTCTTGACTCCAGAACAATTCAATACATTGTTACAAGCTGCCTTGCAGTAAACATGATATAGGTGTAATATAATTATCAAGTAAACAATTACTCATGGCCACTAAACAGCCTTCGACATTAGTTGAAGCACTAAACGCTTTCCAGCAAAAGCATCACGCTGCTGGTTTAGATGGAAGCAATCCATTTTATAAAAGCAAATACACCACATTGGCTCAAGCTTTACTTGCTGTTCAACCAGCAACAGAGTTTGGTCTTTGTCATACACAGTTGAATGATTATGTAATCACTCCAGAAGGAGAAGTTATCACAATAGTCATTACAAAATTGATGCACGTTTCTGGAGATGAACCTTTAGTCAGTAAGTTTCCTGTTCCAAAGATTCCTAGTAACGTAAAAAATGCACATCAGGAAGCTGGTTCTGCTCAAACCTATGCCCGTAGATATGGATTACTTTCTGTCTATGGACTAGCTAATGATGATGATGATGGTAACTCACTTACCAAAACTCCACCAGCAAAAGTTGGTGTAGGTAATACTCGTACTAAACCTAATGAAAAGCTAGAGCCTACATCTGTTTTAGATAAACTACCTGATCCTATTACCAAAGAAGCAAAGGAAACTATCCTTGAAAAGTTACAGGCACTTCATCAAAGTGATCCACTCAAAATGAAAGACCTAGTCGAATCTTTCAGAAAGAAGTTTAGTATCAAAGATACAAAAATTACTCGACATATTACTACTGCTGAACATGGCGAGTTTTTAGCTCTTGAAATCTCTAAGATAGATGAAAGCCTATGACACCAGATGAAACTGCTAACACTGCCAGAGAACAAGTATTGAATGAACTTCTTCTCCGCAAACAGCAACGTAAAAAAGATTGGAACAAAAACATCTTTAGTGTCAGAACTAATGACACCCTTGCTTCCCAAATAAAAGATCATTGTAAAAAAAACAAAGTTTCTTTTAATTCATTCTTTAACACTTTATTAACTAAATTTTTTAATTAATTATGGAATTTAATCCAGCACTACCTCTTCCTATCAAATGGAACATTGGCGATGATCGTTTTAATGAAGGCCAACAAGTCTTGAGTCTCACAATTCCTGTTGACTCTGTTACTCATTTAATAGATCATTTACAAAACCTAGTAAACACAAAAGCAAAAGAAGGGGAAGTATATGACTTTGCCAAAAAAGAAAAAGTTAAAACTCAATGTGTACAAATCTTCTCTAAAGCGATGGATGGCCCATACGGAGTATTTGGCAACATTAATCCACAGAAAATTAACACAGGAGTAAATGAAGAGTTACCTTTCTAAACCTAAAAATGAATATTTAGTTAAAGATCCCAACCTAAATATTCACTTTAAAATAATAAATGGTGTACGCTACTGGCTTACACCTCCTCCCTTAGATTATAAAAAATGAAACCAGTAAGAAAATCAGTTGAAAAATTACGTAAATTAAAAGAAATAAGACGTAGAAATTTAGAAAAAAATTTCCTGGAAATTCAAATGAAAGGACAGGATCATTATGTTTTTATCAAAGAAAATGGTAAAGCCCAAGTAGTTTATGATGAAGGTCGTTGGGTTACAGAACATATTAGAACTGCGATTCTTAAATATAATTATGAAATTGACAAGATAGATAAATTATTTATTAGAGATTTTACTGATGAAGAGCTTAACGAGTACGAAAAAACTTTGCAATAGGATTTGTTGGCTTTCTTTGTCTTAATTCTTTTACAACAGCATTAGCTTCAAGTTCAATTAATCTGTTCAACATAGAAGCCATAAAGACATCTTGATCAAATTTCTTTCTAACCATATGTGTGCAATATCTTTTTATGTTGTCTAAATCGTTAGACTTCATAATTTCTCTACACTGCATTTCAATTTCTAACTCCATTTCTGGAGGTGCTGGCTCTATATCAATGTTGAGAAATTTAGTAATTTTCATGCTGGAGGAAAAAGCTGTTTTTCTAAAACTGCAACTGCTTTGTCATCAAGCGTATTTGTAGTTTGCTTGGCGATTGATTTTAATAAATCTACAACCAATCTTTTTACGGCAGTTGTTGTTAAAAAAGTCATTAAGATTGGTTTTAGAATCTTATACATGGAAAAAATATGTGTTACTTTCCAAACATAGCTAATTTGCTAGTATTAGACAAGAATCTTTACTTTTATGGCTGAAGAGAAAGAAGAAGAAAAAGAAGGGATCGAATGGGGTGAAATTTTTGGTCATCTAATCAGATTTATGATTTTGACTTGGAGTTTATCAATGATGACTTTGGGGTATATGGGTAAGGTAAGGATTGATGGAGCTTTTACGGCTGGACTCGTCAGTGGAGTGCTTGGTAGTTACGGGATTTCAGTAGGAAACAAGAAAAGTGGCACAGGTAACAACAATGGCCCTAAAATAATAGATAATAGTAAAAACAAAGTAGGTATCAAATGAAAAGACTATTACCATTTATTTTTCTTGTATCCGCACCAGCCTATGCGGACATGAATCATAGTATAAGTTCATCTGTAAAATTTGAATCTTTATCGGCTGCAAGTACAGCAGATAAGATCGGATCTAGTTACAGCATAAGTGGTAATAATGTCACAACTGTAGATTCAAACTCAGCAGCTACTATTGGTGGATTTGACTTCTACAAGTGCAGGAAGTGTAGGAACAGCAGCAGTAGCAATAGATAATCACAATATTACAATGACACCTGGCACTGGAACGGGTATCGTAATAACAGGTCAGTTTGTCGTTGATCTTACTATCGAATGAGGAGGCTTCTTCTTCTTGGCTTTGTTATATCTGTTCCTTGTTACGCTGTGCCAGTTATACCTAATTTTACGCAGGGAAGTTCCACAAGTCGAACAGAAACTTCCACAATTATTACAGAATCTATACG